ACTTTCCTCTTTCTGCATCGTGCCAATACCTATAAAAATGATTCATCCCGTGAGGGGTAGAAACCATTATTACTTTCGTGCTTTGACCGGAAGTAATAGTAGGATAAACAGATGCAAAGAAGGACTCAGCGATGTGATTAGGGACGAAGGCGAATTCATCGAGGAAGAGGATATTGAACGACATGCCTCGGACAGCACTTGCAGATGTAGAAGCTGCCAAAATCTTTGATCCGTTTTCAAGTTCTAATGACCCCTTGTTCCATGATATTATACCTTGCTGCATCCATTTAGGTAAGTTCTCATATGCAGTTTGTAATCTTCCTAATAAATCTCTAGCAGTTGCTGCTTTGTTAGCAAGAATACCAATGTTTACATTATCATTGAATACTGCATAATGTAATAAGTATGATACTGATGTAGTAGACTTACCAGTCTGTCTGGGCATCTTACATATATTAAACCTATTCTCATGGAAGTTTCTAATTAACTTCTCTTGAAAATCATAAGGTTTAAAACCAACCAATCCTTCATCCAAACTAACAATTTTTACATGCTGTCTTGCAAAGTAAACAGGATCATGTTTACATGCCATAAATTCAAGAATTTGTTCTTTAGTAAATTCTTGAGCAACATTCGCTTTTTTTAAAAGCGGATTACCAAGATAAATTTCTTCAGCCATAACAATCTCCTACATCATTTCGCCAAATAAATGCTTGTTTGGATTATTTAACATAGATTTATCATGCTCTATAGTTTTTCTTGTCATATCTAGTATTTTTTGTAAATTCTCTGCTTTCTTCTTTAGCTCTTCTATTTCTTTATTGTCCTCCCGTTTGGAGGAGTGGTTGTCCTGGTTCATAGTCCGAAATCTGAAAATAGGAGAGTTTAGCGCCAGGGTATACCTTCTCCACCTGGGACTGAACTTCCGTTCTACTTGGTTTCTTTGATTGTGGGAAAAACATTTTTATGCCGTAATGCTTTCCTCTCCATGTGGCTGTGACCGCAACAATATTTCCTTGCTGTGAAGGAATTCTAACTGATTCAGATACTCTTAAGTCTTTAAGGGATGGTGGAGTTATAACATCAATAACTTCCAGAAAAGGGTTCCCCTTAGCATCTTCAATTGTTACATTCGCC